TCTAGCTGTGTAAGCTTCTTACTCTGTTGAAGAATAATATCACGAGCACTTCTCATTACTGACGTGTTGATTGAAACACCAACTGCTAATTCTCGTAGATGTTCACATACGTTGTGAATCTGCCAATCTGTGTATTCTATTTCCATATTTTATACTGTTGTTATATCTATAATCTGACCTTTTACATGAAGGTCAGGCCACTCAAACTTTTCATTGATAACGTCATCATCTAGAAAGATGACTTCGGTTTCTTGTTGCCACATGCTCCAAGAAGTCTTAAACAATTCTTGACAACACAATCTAAAGGCATCATGTTTTCCCCAGAAATCTCTGATGTCCATAAAATCTACAGTCTTATGGCTCAACCATTTTGCATTACAACATTTGTCAATGATTTCATTTTCGACTGTTGGTACTGCAGAAATAGGAAAACCTATTGCTTGTTCAATCATCAACTTTGTTCGTGATTCAATGAATTGTCTACGCTCATAATCATTGTGAATCGCAAAAGAAAAAATGTTAACGACGTCAGGTTTAAATTCATCAAGAATTTTTTTAACCTTTTCGACATTCATCAACTCAGTCTTCCACCACCCATCTAAAACTGGTGCAATAATCGTGTCTTCTAAATCTAAAAAGGCATGTCTGCGTATTGTCATGTAATATTATATCACGTTAATTAATCTTTAGTTTTGCGTTTTTTTGGTTTACTTTGTTCAAGTTTAACTACTGTCAGAAGTTCACGTGTATCAGGAACGAAACATAAATCCATAAGAACATCAACATGAAGTTGTTCAAGATTAATTTGTTCAGGAGGAATATAAATTCCCATTTTATCTCGTGCTATACGAGTAACTGTTTCCATATCCACTTTACCATATTGATCCGAATACGTATAGTAAAGCATAAGTAAATTAAGCTCTAATGATGAAATTTCATTTAGATCCATTGGTTCTCCTCATTAGAAAAAGTTTGATTCTGTTGCTAAGTTCAAACTTGTAAAAACTCCGGTTAACCGTTTAGGCTACCAAGGCAAATTTTTCGTTTGCATTTACAGATTTGCTTCTTTAACGTCGATCGCCTGACGTGTTGCGTTCTTTACTTATTAACCCAATCGATAACCTGGTCAGCCCCATTACAAATTGCTTTAAACTTTCGCTGCAGCAATCATTTCTGTTTCATCCAGCTTAGACATGTTAGTCTACTTTACAACTATGGTGTGGATATGCAAGTAAAAGCAATTTGTGGTGGAGCTGGGGGGAATCGAACCCCCGTCTTGAATCCTTCTGCTCAGACCGATTTACAACAATGTCTCAATTTTATTTATTACTTTTCCCAATCTTATAAATATAATATGGTGTTTAAATAGGATTATATATGAAACTAACTTTCAAACAATTTTCAACAATTGTGGATTTCCAAGGTGAAGAATTAACTGAAGAACAGTTAGATGAGATTTTTGGCCTCGATACCCTCAAACAATCAATCATGAAGATTGTTGATCCAGTAAAACGTAAAGAGGAATTAGAAAAACTTGAAAAAGAAAGAATAGCTGCTGCATCAGCTGCTTTCAAGAAAAGAAAAGAGATTGCTAAAAAGCAATCTCAGATGAAAATCCCAGGAAAAGCTAATGTTGGAATAAAAGCTTATGACAGCAGTGAACTCAAAACCAACAGGGGTTCTGGAACACGTGCAGCAGAAAGAGATTGGGTCGCAGACTTAGCGCGTTAAGAACGAATCAACTGATTCGTAGAACCAAATCTTTAGTTCTATTTTTGTTTGCCACACCATGATAAAGAACAATTCAATATGCAGTTGCATTAATTCAAGTGTGTCATTCATAATAGTTATGCCGTTTCTGTTGATTCTTGATCAACAATCTGAACCCGCATCTTACGAACAGAATTCGAAGATGTCTTCTTGACAGTTTGTGGTTCAGTACTTTCAACTGATTTTCGACCGCGTGAAAGTTTGGAAATTTGACCATTCACTTCTTTGAGACGTGCACCGATAATTCGATTCAATGAGATCAATTGCTTCTTCAACTGTTTGACGGTGATATCTGCATTCACAGATTTAGCAACTGCCATCAAAGAATCTTGTGCCTTCGTGAAGAACACAGGATTGACAAAGTTGTAATTGCGTGGTACTTCAAAACCTGATGGGCCAAGAGTCGTACCAACGAGCACTTCAACACCCTTCCAATAATCAGCATGATCAGCAGGCCGAGTATTCTTCCAAAAACCACTTGAAAATTCAGTGAGCAAGACTTGCTCAAATACAGCTTTTTGAACTTCAGTAGCAACAACGAGACTCTTTGACATATAAAACTCCTTCATCAAAATTAAAAATTAAAATACCATAATCTAAAAATCATTATAAACTTAAATGCTATGAATGTAAACTGATTTAGAAAATTAATTCCTAATATTAGTCTTTGATCGACGGCACACAGGCCGGAATGGATCGGAGATAATGAGTGGAACGTTTCCAAGATCAACAATTATCTCAACTAGCATTTCCTCTGGTCGAAGCTTGATATCAAATTTATTGGTAAACTTTTTCGCTTCTTGAGGATTGGTTACAAATTTAGAAACTCCCTTTTCTGAATCAAATCCAGCAAAATAGTTGCCATTTTGAGCCAAGATTACGTAAAGAGAGACCTTAGTGTTTTCCATTATTTATTTTCCTTTTTATTTAACATATTAATCCGATTTTTAAAGGAAATATATAACACTACACACATTGCTCTAGCATATGCCTCAGAGGACATTACGATAGGTGTGTGAAATATTTTATTTTCCAAATAAAAACCAGACACCCAACCGTGCGGATTTTCACTTTTTGAAGTACCCGGCCACTTAATCGATATACTCATATTCAACATCTGTTCAACATGAGAAATCGCATTTAAATCACTTGTATAATTATTACCTTCTAGAAATCTGGCATATTCTGGAATTTTAGAAGTAATGTAATCATTCAATTTATTGAGGACTGCATATTTACGCCAATCATCAATTACTGAATCTGTCACATCAAAGAAAACTTCTTCGTCAGAATATGTTTTTATTTCCTTTTTTGAAAAAAGGCTAATTACTTTTGCTGACATATTATTTTATCGAGACTAATGGAAAATGGATTTTCATCTGGGATATTTTCACCATCCACAACTATCAATTTATTTTGGAACAATTTCAGGGTGATCACTTCATCGGGGGTTCCAATAATTCGCGTGTAATCTCTACCACCATCAATTGAACATTTGCCATCCTTACTAGTTCGATAATCATGACGATATCGAGAATAAAGAATTTCATCACCACTTCGAATAGCAGAAAATTCCACATCCTCCAATGATGCAGCAGTTGTGATATACACTGTTGGCTCATCATTGGAATCATATCGAATGATCAATCCAAAATAATGAGAGTATCCTTGAACAGGAGGAACTGGTTGCCAATATACCTGAGCAGGAACTTCTGCCCAACCATTTGGTCGCATCAAAGCAAAATCACCAATATATTTGGCGTTATATTTCTTTTCAACTTTATCAGTCAAAATGTTCAGTGTCGTTTTGCCGTAGTTAATATATTCAGTCATCGTTTTGTTCCTCAAATTCTTTTCAAATCATTTATGAAATTTCTGCATCCACTCTTCAAAATAATATTTAATCATTATAATACCACCTGGTATAGGTTCATTAACTAATGATGCTATTTTATTTTCTAATAATAACTTTTCTCGTTGAATTATATACGGTTTGATATCTATTACATTCATTATAACATCTCTCACTAATCAAAGATGTATTTATTGTTAGATTTTGTATTTGATAGAAACCCAATTGAATAGTCGGCGAAGAGAATATGACCTCACTATACTAACAACAGTATAAATAAGAGTTAAGGTAATATTCTGTTTGTGGGATAAATTGAAACCAAGTAATGGAAACAGTATAGCATTGAGGATAAGAGAGACCCAGAGACCTATAACAATATTCGAAATAGTTTCAATAAGTGAACCGCGTTTAGTTTGCATTAAGATAAGATTTTGGTAATGTTTGGTGAATTTTAGCTGGGCCCCACAACTCAACTTGATACAATGTTGGGCATGGTTTTAGATAGGCTAGAGTGGTTGCCCAAGTACGTTCTTTAAGATTTTTCAATCCAAAACAAAAACCTGAACCACCATCCATCACACTTTTGCGTAAACGCATCAATTCTTCTGTAGACAATTCTTCAACAACAAAGCTAAAAACTTTATGCTTTTTGGCCCGCTTGATTGCAGCTTTCAGTTGAGTGATAGTGAGAATGTCTTTATCCCATAAGACATCTTCATCCATTATTGAACCTCATTATTGGGAAAGCTGCCACAATGATGGTCTGTAAAAATGATGCAAACAATAAATTGATAGGCACACTTGCGATTGCCCACCATTTATTACCGTACCCCTTAAAGGTTGTGTAAATGTAGATCAAAAAAGCCCACATACCAACCATGTAATAAAACCAGAACAGAAACACCAATATTGATATAAGCATATTAAATTACCCGTTTAACTAAAACCCCCATGGTATGGTAGATCTTTTGGATCTGTGTCTTCCCACACATAAGTTACCAAATGAAACTCTAACTCTTCACGATGTAAAGGGGTATATTTTTCATCATCCCATACACCGATAAGTAGTTGATGTTCACCACTTTCAATAATGCCAGGTTTATCAACTAACTTGATGCTACCTTTATTAATAGAGTGACATAGTCCAACTTTTTAACAGTTGGTGTTGGAGGCCTAGAGGATAGAAAATTTCCTTCTTTATCCTTCTTTCGATCTTCTTCCCAAGACCAATAACATTTCTTATCAACCCATGACATATTAAATCTCCACAAGTTTGTCATCACGTGAATGTTCATAAGTGCAGAACCGCAATGATGCAACTTCTTTACTCTTCGAACGAGAGACTTCTTGATACTTAATGACGTGAGTTTGTTTCAACCATTTTTCTGGATTGGCTTTCATATCAGCCCGATTGGCATCAGAGAAACCAGAACCAACATTGAATTCCAAACGTTCGCCGCTTTCGAGAAATGCTACACAATTAACACCACCGACGGTATCTGCGAGACGTGACTTTGGACGACCAGGATAGAAAGAAATAAAGCGAGCATCAACGTCATAAAAACGTTTTACTTTTGTCCAAGCGAAGGTACGATCCCAAGTATAAACTGCATCCCAATCCTTCAAGATCAAACCTTCTTGCTTATGAACGTCAATGACTTCATCGCAATATTTCATCATGTCTTGGTAGTCCTTGACTTCACGACCTTCAGAAAGAGTGATCTTCTTGCAACCACATTCTTTAAGAATCTTACCAAGAGCAATACGATTTTGACGCATTGTGATAGTTGTCTTTTGAGCAATCCAATCAGTCAGGGGCATCAAGAAGAATGCACGAATACGCAAGTTAGCTTTCGCTTCGTCATTGCCTTCTTTCTTAGCATTGATTGTTTCTGTGAAGTCAGATGCAAATGCTTCACCATCCAAGATGAAATCGTAGCCCAAATATTCACGAATTTTCGCAAGTTCTTCATCAAACAAACCATTCAGGTGTTCAGAAGATTTACCAGAACGGGCTCGATTATCAGTAGGCTCACCATTTTTTTGGATAGCAACATTGCGTTGACCATCAAACTTCCAGTCACCTTGACATGGGAAAGTGACATAGTTTTCAAAGTCTTCGGTGCTTGCACATTTGTCAGCAAGCATGACTTCAAAGGAAGGAATCTTGTTAAATGTATCAAATTTGCCCCATGATTTCATAGCAGTTTCTGCACTGAATCCAGCCTTTAAATCTTTATCAAGAACCCTAACAATGTAATTCTGTTCTTCAATAGAGAATCCGCCGAGTGTTCCAGTGACCGCATTTCGAGCAGCATCACCAGTCAAATCACGAGAAACCAAACGATCCAAAACATTGAAAAATTCATCATATGCATCATTTGATGAATTCACTGGACCAGATTGTGGCATGTTAAATTTTCGAACTCCATATACTGCATATGGATTCAATGCAGCAATAATAAGTTTTCTTGCTGTTTCATCAGCATTTGATAATGCTGATTGAATCATTTTTTTGGTGCCAGCACCATTTGCACTTTCACACTGTTTGATAATTTCTACAAAATTTGACATTTGGATTCCTTATAATCTTTGATAATCTTTTTGATTGGTGTTTCAGTTATTATACACTGTTCTGGTATCTTTTTAAGAATTTTTATTGGACCGTTTCCCAATAAAAATTCACTTATCACCCATTCTTTAAATGAATCATATGTGTGATTTATTTTTATTAGTTCTTTTTCAACTTTAACATGTTTATTTTTGTTGGCATCAGAAATTATACATCTCTGTTTTTCTGACATTGGTAACCCAACATTCCAAGGAATATTTCCTTTTAATGAATTGCTTATTTTTAATTTGTCTTCTTCACTTCTATGCTTACCTTTATAGTGGTGGATTCTTTTTCCAGAAGCATAATCTTTTTTAGCGGTGTTAGCAATTTTTTCTATAACTTTCTTGCTTTCTAAACTTCTCATAAAGAGATTAGGTTTTCCCGTCTGTCTTAAACTTTTTGCTACATTTGATTCTATAGAATGTTTTGGCTTAGATTTACCAATCTGAGCAATTTTTATTTTCGATTTTGTTTCTTCAGAGTGTGGCTTTCTTTTCACTACCCCTCGTGACTTTCCTGTCCACGCATTACCTCCTCCGCCAAGAACTATATTATAGCACCGTCTGTTTGCTAATGTCTTAGCATTCACTAGTTCTTTTTCTTTGAGATCAGCATCTTTTCTTGAGTCAAAACATCCCAAAACAGTTTTAACAAAATTTTCTTTACCATGTTTAGTAATAGCACTTTTTATACTCTTACCAGACCCCCAATAATTATCATTCTCCGGATTTTTATCTGTTGAATGAACCCCGATATAAAATCTTCCATTTATTAGATTATCTATTCTATAGACAT